TGCCCGTGGCGGTACACGTTATACTGAAATTCTTCGTTCACATTTCGGTGTTGTTTCTCCGGATTCCCGCTTACAGCGTCCGGAATACCTCGGCGGATCTGAAAGCCCGGTCATTATCAATCCTGTTGTTCAGCAGTCCGCGACCGGTGAAACCGGTGCCGCAACGCCTCAGGGCAACCTTGCCGCATATGGTCTCGCTTCTAGTACTTCTGCTAAACATGGCTTCACTAAATCTTTTGTGGAACATGGTATTATTATCGGTCTCTTGAACGTTCGTGCTGATCTTACTTATCAGCAAGGCATCCCTCGTATGTTCTCTCGCCGTACACGTTTTGATTTCTATTGGCCGGTTCTTGCTCATCTTGGTGAGCAGGCGATTCTTAATAAAGAAATTTATGCTCAAGGCACTCCTGAGGATGATAATGTTTTTGGATATCAGGAAAGATATGCCGAATATCGTTATTTCCCGAGTATGATTACTGGTAAGCTTCGGTCTACTGATGCCCAGTCTCTTGATGTGTGGCATTTGTCTCAAAAGTTTGATAGTCTCCCTACGCTTTCTGCGCAGTTTATCCAGGATAATCCGCCAGTTTCCAGGATTCTTGCAGTACAGGATGAACCTCAGTTTATTATTGATAGCTATATTGAAATGAAATGCGCACGCCCCATGCCGGTATACGGTGTTCCTGGTCTTGTTGACCACTTCTAAGCGAGGTGTTCTATTATGGGTTTTCTCGGTAAATTTGGCGGTGCTATAATCGGTGCTGGCGCTAGTTTACTAGGTGGTGTCTTAGCGAATAAACAACAGCAGAAACAGTTTAATGCTAACTATGAACTTTCTCATGATCAGTTGTATAAGCAACATCAAATTGAAGTAGCCGATCTTCGCGCCGCTGGCCTTAATCCCATTTTATCTGCTAATGGTGGTAATAGTACTTTCGGTGCTTCTAGTGGCGGTTCTTATGAGAACCTAGGTACTGCCGCGACTTCCGGATATATGGCCGCCCAGCAGGCTAGAAATCTTGAAATGCAGAATGAAGCTATTAAAGCTACGGTTGAAAAGACTCGTGCTGAAGCTTCTAACGTCTTACAGGATACGAAACTGAAATCTGCTCAGACCTCACAGGTTCAAGGTGAAACTACTTTGATACCTTTAAAGGCTGATAATATTTCTGCTCTTACTTCTCAGGCGAAACAGCAAACTCAGGTTTTTAAAATGCAGGTTAAGGTTGCGGATGCTAATATCAAGAAGATTCTTCAGGATATTGAAAATAGCATGCGTTTGACTGATGCTCAGGTTTCGGAGCTTGGTACACGTTCGGAAGCTAATATGGCCGCCGCTGGTGCTTCGTCTGCACTTGCGGCAAAGTCTTACGGCGAATTGTCACGATTGCAACAGCTTACACCGTATGAGATTGATAAGCTCGCGGCTGGTACTGCTGAAAATTTGGCTAGTGCGGCGAATCTTGATGCTTCTGCTCAACGTACTCTTGAAGATTCTTTGCGGATTAAGCTTGCGAATGAGCAAGAGCAGTCCGTGCAGGATATTAAAACTGGTCCCGCTCATCGTTTTGGTACTTCTATGGGTGAATTATTGCGCTGGATGCCGTTCAGTGCGTTGAAGTAAAGGAGAGTTTATTATGAAACGTAGAAAGTTATCTCGGAAGAAGTCTCGTAAGATTTTTACAAAAGGTGCCGTTAACGTTAAAAAGCGTAATCTCCGTGCTCGCCCAATGCGCGGTGGTTTTCGGATTTAATGTATTATGGCTTGTTATCATCCGATCGACTGTTGGCGTGTTCCGGACGCCAGCTCTAAATCGGGTTATCGTATTGTGTTTGGTTCGCCTGCCTCGCCGCCTGCGCGAGGCGCTGAACCTTGTACTATCCCTTGTGGCAAATGTATAGGATGTAGGCTTGCGCACTCTCGGCAATGGGCAGTCAGGTGTGTTCATGAAGCGTCCTTGCATGATCGTAATTGTTTCTTGACTTTAACTTTTGATGATGCGCACCTTCCAGCTTCCGGATCTGTGAGTGTACGTGATGTTCAGCTTTTTCTAAAACGGTTACGTAAGGCTTTGTCTTATCAGAGTATTCGGATTCGTTTCTTCGCTTGTGGTGAATACGGTGACAATAATCTTAGGCCTCATTATCATCTTATTATATTTAATTATGATTTTTCTGATGATCGGCAATTACTTAGACAGACGCCTTATGGCCCGCTTTATATCTCTGATTTTTTATTCAGTTTGTGGCCTTACGGTTTTCATACTATCGGTAATGTTACTTTCAAAAGTTGTGCTTATGTAGCGCGCTATGTTACTAAGAAGGTGTATGGCAAGGATGCCCCAGCGCATTATAACGGTCGTACGCCTGAATTCATCACAATGTCGCGCAAGCCTGGGATCGCTCATGATTGGATAGTTAAGTATTTTGACGATGTTTATAATTATGACAGGGTTGTTCTGCCGGATGGTATGATTACGCGCCCCCCGGCGTACTATGATGATTATTTGCATTTGACGGACGCTGAAAAGTATGATATACTAAAGGCACAAAGAAAGGCGACGGTTAAGAATGAGTCGGTCACGCGCCTTCTTCAAAAGGAACAACATCAAATTGAGGTTGCTAAAAAGTTGATTCGGCCGATCGAAGGAGACTAGGATGAAAATTATTTTTTGTGTTCATGATCGTAAAACTAATTCGTGTGCTCTTTGCAAAGAAGCCGCAAATATCGAAGAATTTGAGCGCTGGTTTGCGACTGTATTCCTTCGCGATCAGTCCATGTTTGCGCTTTATCCTCAGGACTATGATATTTATTCCGTTACTTCGCTTGATGATGAGAATATGACCATTCAGGATTCTTATCCGCCTAAGCTTATTTGTTCGGTCGATGAACTTTTCGACATCTTTAAGATTGCTCGTCCGAACCTTGCCCGAAGCTCGGACGAGGCCTAGTTCTTCTCTTCTCTTTTGCCGTTCCCAGCGGCAAGCCGCTGATTCTTCCTCTTGTCAGCGGCTTTTTTCTTTCCCCTTTATTGCTCTAGGGGCATGGGGGGAAATCGCGCGGTTTAACTGATTTTTGCGCTTGTGTTTTAACTATTCATGTCGTCCGCGAGGTTCCCCCCATTATCAGCGCAGAGCCTGAGGCGGCTAGCCTCAGATAAAGCGTAGCTTTAACTTTAAAGGTTAGGTGATGTTATGTCATGTACAAAGTACCTAGTTTTTTTAATCGCTTTATATTTGACGGTTTCGATCGTTGTGAGTATTGCCAATGCGTTTTGTTTCATATTGACGACTATGTGTCTGTATGCTTAAATTGTGGTGCTTGTTTTACTAGTAGTAATCTTAAACCTACTAGTCTATTTGAAGATACTTGTAGCGCGGATCCGCGCGGAAAGGAAGATCATGAAATTTAATTCTCGCTATTCTGTTACTGGCGAAAAGCCTGGTATTAAGTTTGACCAGCCTTCGCAGACGCTCCAGTCTTTCAAAGATGATGCGGATATCAATTGTATTATTGCGCGCTTTGAGAACACCGGTGTACTTGTAGATCCTACTGTTCCGGTGTCTCGTGTGCCTCAATTTGGTGATTATTCTGGTATGCCTTCTTATCAGGAAGCTCAGAATGTTCTAGTGGCGGCTAATAATGCATTTAGTTCCCTTCCAAGTAAAGTTCGCGAACGATTTGGAAATGATCCTGCCGCCTATTTTGAGTTTGTTCAGTCTCTCAAGGAAGGAAGTGATGACTATGCTGAAGCAATTAGGCTTGGAATTATTGACAAACCTCTTGACCGTGCTCCTGAAGTATCTTCCGGATCTGTTGAAAGTTCCGGTGAAAAAGTAAATTCTTGACATTTACTAGCGGTAAAACGACGTCCGGCCAATTACACTACTTGATGTAATTGGCCGGAGTGACACCGTTAAACGCGTTCACTCTTTACACTCTTTGAATAATTTGTGAATAATACAGCCTGTTGGCGAAGCCTTAGGGCGGTTATTCAGGAAGGATTGATAATATGAAATCAGTCATGAAGCATTTGTTTTCACAGATTCCGAAAGCTCAAATTTCTCGGTCTGTGTTTGATAGATCCCACGGTTGGAAATCTACATTTGATTCCGGTTATCTCGTGCCGTTTCTTGTGGATGAAGTTCTTCCCGGCGATTCCTACAAAGTGAAATTTAACTTTCTCGCTCGACTTTCTACTCCGGTCGTGCCTACGATGGATAATTTATTTATCGATACTTTTTATTTTTTTGTTCCGTATCGTCTTCTGTGGAAACACTGGGAACAGTTCAACGGTCAGCAGGATTATCCGGGAGCTAGTACGGATTATCTCGTACCTCAAACTTCCGCTCCTGCTGAAGGTGGTTTCCCTGTTGGATCCTTGGAAGATTATTTCGGCTTGCCTACTGGTGTGAAAGGTATCAGGGCTAATGAATTGGCCGCTAGAGCGTATGCCCTTATTTGGAATGAATGGTTTAGAGATGAAAATTTGCAGAATCCTATCAACCTTTCATCTTACGCCGAAATTTCAACGGCTTCTGGTCTGGATGATGTTGGTCTCGGTGATGCTGGTTTTACCGGTTCTCACAAGCTCTTGAGACGTGGTAAGCGTCACGATTATTTTACGAGTGCTCTTCCGTGGCCTCAGAAAGGCCCTGGCGTAGAACTGCCGCTTAATGGCAATGCTCTTGTAAAGTCTGACGGTGCTATTCGTTTCGTTAATGGTTCTGATTATGGTTTTCTTGTTGCGGACAATTCAATTACTCGAGGTTCTATCGGTGATGCTACTACTTCTGATCAATCTATTGGTGCACCTGGGAAGTGGTTAGGTACTGGTTCAGACTCTGGCGGTAAATTACTTGGCTTTGACGATCAATCTCGTGTATATGCCGACCTTTCTTCTGTTACTGCCGCGACTATTAATTCTCTTCGCCAGGCGTTCCAGCTCCAGAAGCTTTATGAACGTGATGCCCGTGGCGGTACACGTTATACTGAAATTCTTCGTTCACATTTCGGTGTTGTTTCTCCGGATTCCCGCTTACAGCGTCCGGAATACCTCGGCGGTGGACGCTATCACGTCAACATGAACCAAATTGTGCAGACAAGCGGACAGCAGACTGCAAACGATACACCCATCGGCGAAAC